GCTCCATCCACAAATGTTGCAATATCTTGTGTTGTTGTAATTTTAATATCTTTTGTATTTTCTGCAAGCCAATATTTTTCATCTGTTCTTTGGCTTAGATGAACAGCGAAATTGTATGTAGAGAGATACTTTGCCTCACTTACTTCCCCCCGCGCTACATCGCGAGTTATCGGTGTATATAACAAAGCCTCATAGTTTATCGTCATCTCGGACGAACATTGACCATAAACATCAAAATCAAAATTATAATTTTCTCTGCGTAATTGGCGATTAACATTATCAAGAAATGGTGTTATATCTTCATTGGCAATACAACTATATAATAAATCATATGATGGAGTAACTAAACCATACCCTAAATTTTCACAAACATAATCATAGATTTTAATCAATTCTGGGTCTCGATGTTGCATAATTTCAAATAAGATCATAGGCATAATAGCATTCATACGTTCCATTGGGGCTAACTGTGAATCAGTCCATTTTAATTCTTTACCTATTGATTCAAGTCTAAGTGGCGATAAATAATAAGTTTTACCACCATATTGTATTGGACGAAAAGTGCGTGCTAAAAAACTAATTTCATCAAATGTATTAAATTCACTCATTTCACCAGTTTTGAGTGCATCAGTATATACTTGACCAAATAATTCTTTTAAAACTTTCTTAAGTGAAACCATATTAAATCTAGGGTCATTGGATACAATAATACCATCATCTCCATATGTTAATGCATCTATATCTTTTGGATCTACACCCAATTTTCTCGCAGCACTTAATATATACAAATGTTGTAAAATGCTATTAAAGAATGTAGTTAATACATTACCAGAAGGATTAGTACCATAGAATTGAATAAGATCCCCATCTATTAAATAAAATGAATCAACTAAAGACCATACAAAAGCTTGTGTGATTTCAATCTCACGAGGTGTGTAATCACTATATTTCTCTAAAATAAGTCTAACTACTACTGAAACACCATATCCAGCAGCAGTTTCAACTCGTTTATCATACTTTTCAAAATCACCACTGAAACAATATAAGTAACTTAGAATCCACTCTGCTATTCTAGTCCACACGATTGATTGATGATTAACTCCAACAGCTATACCAGATTTGTGTTTATTTGTTTCTAAAAAATGTATTAAAGGCATAACATATTTTCTGAAAATTATATTGTGGGGTAATG